ATCGGCAGCAGCAGCAGGCAGGCATCGGCAGCAGCAGCAGGCAGGCATCGGCAGGCAGCACCGGCAGGCAGCAGGCAGCAGGCAGGCATCGGCAGGCAGGCATCGGCAGGCAGGCATCGGCAGGCAGCAGCAGCAGGCAGGCATCGGCAGCAGCAGCAGGCAGGCATCGGCAGGCAGCAGGCAGCAGGCAGCAGGCAGCAGCAGCAGGCAGCAGCAGGCAGCAGCAGGCAGCAGGCGAAACGAAGACAGCCCCTAGAGCATCCCTGCTGCTAGGGGCTGTCGGTTCCCGTTCGATTAGCCCGCGAACATCAGACGGAACGCGAGCTCAAGCGATCGATGTTCCATGCCGTCGAAATCCCCGTTCGGGTCATTCCATTCAAGGGCAGCGCGGAGATAGCCCGTATCGGCACGTGCGACGGGCTGTCGAACGAGCACGGTTCCTGCCGAGTCGGTCGCGACGATCTGATCGTCGATCATGTTCCATTGTGCGATTTTCATGGTCTGTTCCCCTATGGTCAGATGGTCGCGACGGCGATGGCGATGGTCCGACGTGCGACGCGGGTCGCTGCACCGGTGGCGTGGTCGGCAATGACGATGTCTTTCGCGCGTTTCTGCTGTCCTGCGCACAGTTTGCAATCGATACATTGCACCCGGTTCCCACCTTCGTCCGACGCGGGACAACTAATCTCACCCGGTCGGACGTCAACCCCGACGGACACCCGGAATGTGCGCCATCCCATGGCATGGGCGATGTCACGCTCGTCGGTGCTGTCGACCGATGCCATTACAAGGTATGCCCATTCGACCGGTGCGACGCGCCATTGATGTGTGTATCCGGTCCAACCCGCAGCGAACCGGGTCACCTCCCACCAAACCGAATACGGTGCAGCGAACGGGTCACCATATGACCCGATGCGGATAGTCCGACCCGACAGCAGGCGCGCGGCAGCACGGGGAGAGACTCGATCGTACCGACCACGATGGTATGCATGCCAGATGCCGAGCGGTGCTTTCGCGACTTGCACGTAGCAGGGAGCGTCACCCGTAGCACGTGCGAGGATCGGGCGGTGCGGGCACTCGCCACATATTGAAACATCGGCGCCGGTCTGCAGTGCCTCGACCGGATTGACGTCCGTTCGCAAAATCCAAGTTTGGACCATGTTCCCCGTTTTGTCGTTCGCACTGTCGAGAGTGCAGATGACAGCGATCGGTGCGCCATCGATCGCCGACGGACCTTCATACACAACGTATCCGAGGGTTTTCTTTGCTGCTGTTTTCACGGTGTTTTCTCCGGGTTTTGCACTCGCCGAAAAGCGGTGCGAAGCCAGATAGTGCACGAAGCACGGCAGCAGATGCGATGAAACTTTTAAATCGCGATTCGATCGACGATTAACCCATCGCATAACCCGCAGGAACCCGCTTTTAAGCCTCGATAACCCGGGGGAAGGGCGCAGTGGCTCCCTTAGACTAGGGGGGGGTGGTCAAAAGCTCCTGACCCCCTGGGCCCTTGACCGACCGTTCCCCCATCTTCAGAGTGGTTGCATTCAAACCCTAGATATAGGGCATGCCCAAGCCACGAATCCCCACCGCGATCAAGAAAGTGACCGGAAAGCGCGGTCGCGTTCCCATCAATCGCGACGAGCCGATCCCTGAATCGATAACCGACACCCCGCCGGATTGGTTCGATGACATGGCGATCTTTGCCTGGCACGAGATGATGAGTGCCTGTCCGGCTGGTGTCCTGTCGCGAATGGACTCGGCAATCTTTGTTCTCTACTGCACGACCTACTCCGCATGGCGTGAGGCATTGCAGAAGGTTCAGGAGGAGGGCACGACGATCATCAGCGAGTCCGGCAACGTCATGCAATCGCCCTGGTATGGCCAGATGACCAAGCAGGCCGAGGCATTGCGGAAGCTCTGTTCCGACATGGGATTCACCCCGACGAGCCGCACCAAAGTCACTACCTTTGACACGACCGAACGCGAAGAAGACCCAGCAGCCCGCTTCTTCAATTGACGATCGAACCACCGCCTATGCCAAGGCGGTCGTTTCCGGTGAAATCGTTGCAGGCCCCCATGTAAGAGCCCAGTGCAAACGTCATCTCAATGACCTGAAGCACGGGCCTGCGCGTGGGCTGGTCTGGAATCCTGAAGCTGCGCAGCGGTTCTTCGACTTCTGCGAAATCGTATTGCGCCTGAATGGCGGCGAGTTCGAGGGAGTCCCATTTCGCCTGCATGAATCGCAGGCGTTCATTGCCGGCTCGATATTCGGGTGGATGCGGCAGGACGGCACTCGCCGGTTTCGCATCGCGTTCATTGAGCAAGGGAAAGGGAACGGGAAAAGCCCCCTAGCTGCCGCTGTCGGCCTGTACGGGCTAACTGCGGACGGCGAGTCGCGCGCAGAGGTCTATGCCGCGGCCACCAAGAAGGATCAGGCAATGATCCTCTACCGGGACGCGGTGGCGATGGTCGACCAGTCGCCGCACCTGAACGCCCAGCTCGTCCGATCGGGCAGGAACCCGGTCTGGAACCTGGCGCACCTGCGGTCGGGTTCGTTCTTCCGGCCGATCGCCGCGGACAACGCCCAGTCGGGCCCCAGGCCTCACGTGGCGCTGCTGGACGAGGTGCACGAGCACCGCACCGGGCTGATGCTCGAGATGATGCGGGCGGGCACCAAGGGCCGCAGGCAGGCCCTGATGTTCCTGATCACCAACAGCGGGACAGACCGCCAGAGCGTCTGCTGGTCGTATCACGAGTACGCCATCCGGGTGGCAGAGGGACTGGTCGAGGACGACTCGTTCTTTGGCTACGTCTGCGCGCTGGATGAGAAGGACGACCCGTTCCAGGACAAGAGCTGCTGGGTCAAGGCGAACCCGCTGCTGGGCGTGACGATCCCCGATCGGTACATCGAGGAGCAGGTCCGCGAGGCCACCGGGATGCCTGCCAAGGAGGCAATCGTCCGGCGGCTGAACTTCTGCCAATGGACCGACGCCGAGAGCCCGTGGATCGGCGCTGATGTCTGGATGGCGGCAAAGGATCGGGACTACGACGACAGCCTGCTGGAGGGCCGGACCTGTTATGCCGGACTCGATCTGTCGTCAACGACTGACCTGACCGCACTCGCGCTGCTTTTCGAACCTACATCTAGTGATCCGGTGTGGCGGCAGAAGGTCTTTTTCTGGATTCCGGGCGATCAGATCACTGAAAGGGAGCGCCGCGACAAGGTGCCATATGCCGCTTGGCGGGCCGGCGGCTGGGTTGAAACGACACCCGGCAGCGCAATCGACAAGCGGTTCGTCCTGGCGCGTGTGGTTAATGTCTGCATGCTGTATCGTGTAAAGGCAATCGCCTATGACCAATGGCGGTTCGAGGATTTCCTTTCCCTTGCGAACAGCGAGGGAGCCTCCCTTCCGGTGCAGGCATTCGGCCAGGGCTTCAAGTCAATGGCACCGGCAGTTGATGAGTACGAGCGCCTGCTCGTCTCTGGGGAGCTTCGCCACGACGGAAATCCGGCGATGACCTGGTGCGCGGCAAGCGCAGTGGTTGAAACAGACCCAGCCGGCAATCGCAAGGTGACCAAGCGCAAAGCGACCGGTCGTGTCGACGGCATTGTCGCGGCTGTAATGGCCGCGGGCATCTCTTTGCGCAAGGAACCCGAGAAGACATTCCAGGTGATGTTTTTCTGAGGTAGCCGAGTGGCGAACAGAGCGTTTTCGATTCTTGATGTGAAAGGTATGGTCGATGGGGCTGAAGAAGTCACCATCGAAGGCATAGCGTCGACTCCCACGGCTGACCGAATGGGCGATGTGGTCGAGCCGCTGGGTGCCCAATTCAAGACCCCGATGCCGTTGCTCTGGCAGCATCGAAATGACGCCCCAGTCGGGCATGTCACCTTTGCCAAGCCGAACCGAAACGGCATCCCGTTCAAGGCCACGATTCCGCTCATCAAGGAAGCCGGAGTCCTGAAAGACCGGGTGGACGAGGCGATCCAGTCGCTTCGCTACAAGCTGGTCTCTGCGGTCTCGATTGGGTTTCGAGCCATTGATGGACAGGTCGAGCGGATCGAATCCGGCTTGCGGTTCAAGCAATGGGAGTGGCTCGAATTATCACTCGTGACCATTCCGGCTAATTCTGAAGCCACGATCACCACGATCAAGTCCCTTGACGACCAATACATCGCCGCGTCTGGCGAGGGTTCGTCACGTTCGTCTCCCGGCGTTTCGGGGACCAAAGCCGCAATGCGCGGTTTCTCTCTCAAATCAACCGGAAGCAATGACATGAAAACGATTCAGGAACAGATCCAGGCACTGGAAGCTGCTCGCCAGGCGAAAGCCGCCCGCATGAGCTCGATCATGCAGAAGAGCATCGAAGAGGGTCGCAGCACCGACGAGGCCGAGCGCGAAGAGTTCGACGGCCTGGCCGCTGAACTGGCGACCGCTGATGCCGACCTGGTGCGCCTGCGCCAGCTCGAGTCGCTGAACCTCACCAAGGCTGTCCCGGCCGCTGGTGGCTCGGCTGCTGCCGCTGCTGGCTCGCGTGGCCCGACCATCCACATCCCGAAGGCTGACCCGGAAGAGAAGTTCGCCGGCCAGTTCTTCACCCGCAAGGTGATCGCCAAGGCGCTGGCCTTCCTGTCGCAGGGTGAGCGCACTGCCTCGCAGATCGCCGAGGAGCGTTGGGGCAAGCAGTTCCCGCAGCTGGTGCAGGTCATCAAGGCCGCGGTGCCTGGTGGCGGCACGGGCGCTGGCGAGTGGGGCAGCGAGCTTGTGACGGCTGACACCCGCTACACCGGAGACTTTATCTCCTACCTCGACAGCATGACGGTCTTCGACCGCCTTGGCCTGCGTGAGGTTCCCTCGAACGTGATGATCAAGGGCCAGGACGGCGCGGCGACTGCGAGCTGGGTCGGCGAGTCCAAGGCGATCCCGGTGACCAGCCTGGACTTCATGTCCATGTCGCTGTCTGCCCTGAAGGTGGCCGCGATCGCCGTGCTGTCGCACGAGCTGCTGGTCGAGTCCTCGCCGTCGGCCGAGATGCTGGTCCGTGACGCTCTGGTGCGCGCGATGGCCCAGCGGATCGACGAGACGTTCCTGTCGGCCGACCCGGGTGTTCCTGGTGTCTCGCCTGCCGGCATCCTGTTCGGCGTGACTCCGATCCCGTCGGCTGGCACTGGCGCTGATGGCGTGCGTGCTGACATCGGCGCGCTGTATGCGCCGTTCCTGGCAGCCAAGAACGCGACCGGCCTGACCTTTGTGGCCAATCCCGCGCTGGCGAAGTCCATGCAGCTCATGCGCAACGCGCTGGGCCAGCCGGAGTTTGCTTCGACGGGTTCGGGCACGCTCGAGGGCGATCGCATCGTGACCGGCGACAACGTCGACCCGGCTCACCTGATCCTGCTCAAGCCGTCGGACATCTACCGCATCGGCGACAGCGGCATCCGTGTCGACCTGAGCCGCGAGGCGACCATCGAGCAGGACACCGCCCCGACGGGTGAGTCCGACACGCCGGTCGCGATCTCGAAGACCCCGGTCAGCATGTTCCAGGAAGACTCCATCGCGATCCGAGTGATCCGGCCGATGAACTTCGCCAAGCGTCGCGCCTCGGCCGTCGCCTACGTGAACGACGCGGCCTACTCGGCGACTGGCGTCACGCCGATCTAAGAGCCTCTTTCCTCCTGTGTGTCGCTTACGGTGGGCCGGCTGCGGCTGGCTCACCGTTCTTTTGGAGAGGATCTGATGTCCACCATGCGAGTCCTGAAGCCGTTCCATTACGCGAACCGGCAGATGCAGGTCGGCGAGGTCTTTGTGGCGAGCCCGCGCGATGTGCGCCTGCTGGCCGCCTTGCGTCGTGCCGAGCACGTTGCGACCCCGGAATCCGTGCAGCCCGAGGAGCCGGTTCCGGACGAGGTTGTGGAGTCCATCGAGGATCTGCCGCCTGAGCCTGCAGAAGAGGCTGAGAAGCCGCGCAAGAAGCGCAAGTACATCCGCCGCGACCTGACTTCCGAGGGCTGACCCGGTGCGAATTTTCGGGCTCGAGGTGAGCCTGCCCAAGCGCGAGAAGGCGATGCCTGGAATGGTGTCGCCTCGAGGCGGTTGGTGGAGCATGATTCACGAGCCGTTCACCGGCGCGTGGCAGCGCGACATCAGCGTCGACAGCGAGGCGGTGCTGCGCTACTTCGCGGTCTACGCATGCGTGAGCTTGATTTCGGCTGACGTTGGCAAGCTGCGCCTGAAGCTGGTCGAGCAGGTTGATGGCATCTGGACCGAGGTCGATGGCAACTCGCCCTTCGCGCCCGTCCTGCGCAAGCCCAACCGCTACCAGACGCGGCAGAAGTTCATTGAGCAGTGGGTCACGAGCAAGCTGATCCACGGCAACGCCTACATTTTGAAGGAGCGCGATCAGCGCGGTGTGGTGCGCGCGATGTACGTGCTCGATCCCACGCGCGTGACGCCTCTGGTGTCGCCTGATGGCGGCGTGTACTACCAGCTGTCCGGCGACTACCTCGCGCAGGTTCCTGAGAACCAGGTGACGGTGCCGGCTAGCGAGATCATCCACGACACGATGATCTGCCTGCATCACCCGCTGATCGGGGTCAGCCCGATCTGGGCGTGCGGCCTGGCGGCTGCACAGGGTCTTGCGATCCAGCGCAGCTCGGCCAAGTTCTTCGCCAACAACTCCCAGCCAGGTGGCCTGATCACCGCGCCTGCGCACATCGATGATGCGGTCGCGCGCCGGATCAAGGAGTACTGGGAGCACAACTACACCGGGGCCAATGTCGGCAAGGTGGCGGTGCTGGGCGATGGTTTGAAATACGAACAGATGTCGGTGAACGCGAACGACTCGCAGCTCATCGACCAGTTGAAGATCTCGGTCGAGCAGGTCTGCAGCGCGTTCCACGTGCCGCCCTACAAGATCGGCGTCGGCCCCATGCCGACGTATCAGAACGCCGAGATTTTGAACTCGATCTACTACTCGGACTGCCTGCAGTCGCTGATCGAATCGGTCGAGGCGCTGCTGGATGAAGGTCTCGGGTTGAGCGGTGTGCCGGGCAAGACGCTGGGCACTGAGCTCGATGTCGAAGACCTGCTGAAGATGGACACGAAGTCGCGTGTCGAGACGGTCGAGAAGGGCATCGGCTCTGGTGCCATGAGCCCGAATGAGGCGCGTGCGCGCTGGTTGAACCTGGGGCCCGTGGCAGGCGGCGACACGCCGTATCTGCAGCAGCAGCAGTTCTCGCTGGCGGCGCTGGCCAAGCGGGATGCGGAAGACCCGTTCTCCAAGCCGTCAGCCCCGAGTCCAGCTCCTGCCGACCCGCCTGCTGACCCTCCTGCGGACCCGTCGCAGACGAAAGACATCGCCGTCACCGATGCGTTGGTGGCCGGCAGACTGGTGAAGGAATTGGACAATGACTGAGGCGGACCTCGATGCGGTCGTCAAGGCAGTCGCGAGCGTCATCAAGCTCAAGCTGGCCACCGTCGAGCATCGGCTCGAGGCGCTTGGTGCCGCCCCGCCACGTGGAGAGAAAGGCGACCCCGGTGACCGCGGCGAGCCCGGTTCTGCTGGCGAGCGCGGCACTGATGGCGCTGCTGGAGTTCAGGGTCCGCAGGGTGAGCGCGGCGAGAAAGGAGATCCCGGTGAGCCCGGAGCCCCAGGTGCCAACGGACAGAGCGTAAGTCCCGAAGACGTTCGCAAGATGATCGACGAGGCCGTCGATGTGCGCCTGAAGTCGATGCACGCCAGCTGGGCGCTCGAGTGGGAGCGATCCGCTTCCGACCTCATGCAGCGCACGGTCGACCGCATCCCTGTTCCCAAGGATGGCCGCGATGGCCGCGATGGCAAGGACGGGCGCGATGCGCTCGAGCTCGAGGACTTCTCGGTCACACATGACGGCGACGGCGGGCTGCTGCTGCGCTTTGCTCGCGGCGACCTGGTGAAGGAGTTCGAGCTGCGTCTGCCTGCGCTGGTCGACTGCGGCGTCTACAAGGCCGACGACCGCTACCTGCGCGGCAACGGGGTGACGTTCGGCGGCTCGTTCTGGATTGCCCAGAAGGATCTGCCTGTCGGCAAGCCTGGCGAGAGCGTCGACTGGCGTCTGGCGGTCAAGAAGGGCCGCGATGGCCGTGATGGCGAGAAGGGCGAGCGCGGCGAACCCGGCCGGGTCGAATTGAAACGAGAGGATCAACGATGAAGCATGACGCAGTTTCCGTGGGCGATAGCCTGCACTCCGCGGTCACCGCGGCACCCGGCATGACTGACGAGCTGGTCAGCCACGGCCATGTCCGTGCTGAGGCGCGCAACGCTGCAGGCGAGCTGCTCTGGATCGAGGAGGGCGCGAACCTCATCGTCACGACTGGCCGCAACTACCTGCTGGACAACGGCATGACGGGCCTGTTCATGGGCCTGATCGACAACGCCGGGTTCTCGACGATCGCGGCCACCGACACGCTGGTCACCAAGGGCTGGGCCGAGTCGGCTGCTTACAGCCAAGCGAGTCGGCCTGCTGCGACTTTCAACGCGGCGGCCAACGGCACCAAGGGCACCAGCGCGGCTCTTACTTTCAGCATCAACGCGACCGTGTCGATCAACGGCGTGATGCTGGCCACCAATGGAACGAAGTCCGGCACCACTGGCGTGCTCTTCGCGGCCAAGTCTTTCGCAGCTGTCCGGGCGCTGGAATCCGGCGACACGTTGAACGTGTCCTACAGCGTCTCCCTCACCGCATCGTAATTCCCAGGAGCATCAATCATGGCAGTGACCTATTCGACCGCGGTGAAGACCGCCCGTATGCAGGCTGTTGCGAACACCGTCGACGGTGGCACCGCAGGCGGCAAGCTGAAGATCCTCGACGGCGCGAGCGCCGTGCTGGCGACGATCACCCTG